GCGCACCTCAAGGACTCACCAAAAGGAGGATCAAATGCTTAGGGGAGCTCATCAAATGGCAGGGCGCCGAAGAAGGGCAACCGTCACAAGACCGACTACCGGCGGGCCTGGCGGCGCAGTGACAAGACCATCACGCAGGGCAGGCGGCGTCAAGGGCGGCCTTAAAAGCAGAGGCAGGGGAACTTCCAGACCACCCGCAGGCGGAGTCATCGCGGGGAAGCTCAGGGCAAAACGCAGGGCAGGCCGACGAGGCACGCAGAGAGCAGCGGGCGGCTGGACATAAACCAGGGGGTAGATCATGGCTGAGAATACACTTAAAAACCTTTACGCGCTTATCAAAGAAGGTTTTGGCAAGGGCAAGGAGCTCAAAAAGAAAATCAAGGGCAAGAAGTTGAAGGTCAAAGTAGGCCTCGGCAGCACACCAGCAGCTAAAGCTATCAAAAAGCACAACAAAGCCCTGGAAGACGCTCTTAAATATTAATTTAAGGATCATCCTATGGCTGTTAAAGAAGGCGAGCTAACGCCCAAACAAGCTAATTTTGTTGAGGAATATCTGATCGACTTGAACGCCACAGCCGCGGCGAAAAGGGCAGGCTATTCCGAAAAGACCGCAGAATCTATTGGCCACGAAAACCTGAGAAAACCCAAGATAGCTGAAAAGATCCATGCCCGCCGGAAAGAACTTCAAGAATCCCTTCAAATCACACAAGAAAGAATCCTCGAGGAAGAGGCCAGGTTGGCTTTTGTCGACGTCGCATTTCTGTTTGATGAAGACGGCGAATTGTTGCCGATACACAAGATCCCTGAGGACGCCAGGCGGGCTATTGCAGGCGTTGAAGTAACGGATCTTGAGAAGACGAAGGGTCTTAGGTTTAAGTACAAGCTGCTCGACAAGGGGCAAGCCCTCGGGCGGATCTCAAAGCATCTGGGGCTGTACGCTGCCAAGAGGCATGAGCACACAGGCAAGAACGGCGGACCGATCGAGACCAAGATCACGGACTTTCCGAAAGAGCCGGCCACGATAAAAGAATGGGAAGAGCAGCGCAAAGAGGCCGAGGCGAACCGGGAGAAAGAAGAGGAGGGATAAATGGCAGAACAAGAACCGAAGATAACATTTCCGGAAATCCCAACAAGTCACGACTGTTCGCCAAGCGGGTTTGTTGAATTTGTTAGTATTCACAGGTGCGGCAATATGGACTCTTACGAAATAAACGTAACCCACAAGGGAGAGCCCATGACGTTTCACATCCCCCGCCTAATGTTGATAGCCTTGCGCCCTGCTTTAACCCAACTTTTAGCGGACTTGAATAAGGAGGCATAACCATGGACGCAGACAATAGAATTATACCGCTGGTGGATGATGACCAGGGCGAGGGCGTGAAAGATCCGTTAACCATGGATGACATCTTGCAGCTGCAATGCGACGCGACGCTCGAGGAGCACCGGAAGGACATGTTTAAGAAACTGATCGGTGATGAATTCAACAAGAACCAGCCCGAGGCCAGGTGGGCGCCTCCAAAGGATTTCAACCGGCGCAAGTAACATGCTGAGGATAATAATAACCGCTGAAATGAAAGAATGGGCGCGGGATAAGGCGCAAAGGCATGTAAAGGGCAAGCGGTTTGACAGCGATATTGACAAACGAAACAGCGTTTACCTGGGCTACCTGGGCGATGCTGTGTTTCACAAAGAATATCCCTATGCCGAGCATTGCGACCTGAGCGACTATGACTTCATTCTCGCGCATAACAAGATCGATGTTAAGGCCTGGTGGAGCAAATACAAGCCGAAGCCTGCGTATTTCGTACAAATACCGGCAATAGATATGGATCGCCGTCCCGAGGTTTATGTGTTTGTCTGTTTAAACGAGGGACATGGCCTGGGCTGGATCGTCGGATGGATCTATGCCGAGGCCTTTAAGAAGCTGGCTGCCTTCAGGAAAAAAGACGAGGAGCGCGGCCTGGCAATCAAATACACGGCAGACTGCTTTGAAATGCAAGTAAGTGGCCTGGGGACATTTTAAGGAGGATTTATGAGAACAATGATTAGTCCGGATGGAAACATTAAAATTCAAGTCACGGACGAGCCCGGTGAGGGCGGCGCCTGTCACCTGTATTATATGGGTAAGGCCAAAGATCCAGTAGGTCGCCCAGCCGGTGAGTTTGGCCATGTAGAGTTCCAGAACGGTCTCATTAACGAGCGAGGAGTGAACGGCTGCCAGAGTGAAGACTTGCTGGCAATTGTTGTTGATCGCCTGCAACATTTCCAAAAGGGCAAATTCGTATGCAGGGAGAATGCCCTGGCTTTGACCAAGATCGAGGAGGCTCTTCACTGGCTCGAAGCTCGGACAAAAGAACGCACAAAGCGAGGCGTCGAAGGGACGAGTATGCGATGACCAAAGACAAAGAAAACCTTTTACTAAAAGAGTCGGAGCCGTTATTTGCTGAGAGTTTGGAGCATAAATCCGCCTGGGACTGTTTGGATCCCGCGAAAGACAATCCATTCTACAGCAATCACGTCTTCACGGACGCGGATCTCCAGCGCAAGGCGCTCAAGATTACCTGGTCCGAGCGGTTTATCCTGTTCTTTCTGCCGACACTCGTGCAGATATCATTGGATAGTAACCGCGTGTTTCACTATAAGATGTGGGGCGGCCGTTATTATCTCATTAAAGAGGAAGTGTATGCGCCGACTAAAGACAACAGGTTTTACACTTAGCTTAATAATTATTATGGCAATATGGTCTCCACAACCTGGTCCTCAAGTAGACGCTGCGACCTGCCCGGGACTTCCCGTTCTTCGGGGGCTCTCGAGGCGGCGGGAAGACGGACTGCTTAATCGGGCGTCAGATCCGGGGCGCTGAAAAGTATAATTACGCCTGGAACGGTTTGATCGTACGGCGGAAATACAAAGAGTTCTCCAAGATCAGGAACCGGTTTGACGAGCTCATCCGGGCTGGCCTGCCAGCTGAAAGAGTCGGCGGCGATGTGCAGACAAATACAATCCGGTTTGGAAATGGCGCCAAGGTAACTATGGCTGCCATTCCGCGAATCGAGTTTACCGACGACTATGTAGGTGAAGAGTACACCGAGATTTCTATCGATGAGTGCACAACCTTTCCCTTCTTTATCAAGATGATTGACAAGCTTTCCGGAAGCTGCCGGTCGCCTCACGGCGTCCCATGCCGCATGTTTGGTACTGGCAATCCTGGCGGGCCTGGCCACAACGAGGTAAAGCTCTTTTTCAAGCTGGGGAAAGAGTTTAACATCAAGCCGGGGACAGTTCTCTACAACGATATAGGCGAGTCCAGGGTCTATATTCCTTCCTTCCTCAGAGACAACAGGATCTTATGTGACAACGATCCAAAGTATGTCCGGAAGCTGATGTCTATCCGAGATCCCATGCTTCGCAAGGCCTGGCTGAAGGGCGATTGGGACGTTTACATCGGCCAGGCGTTTCTCTTGTCGCATGATCATCACATAATCGATCCTATACCGGTCCCGGAGCACGCGCCTCTGTATATGACTTTCGATTGGGGCTACGGCGCTCCCTTCGCGGTAGGCTGGTGGTGGGTAGATGCGGACGGTAGGATCTATCGCTTTGCCGAATGGTACGGATGGGACGAGGAAGAGAACGAAGGCCTGCGTATGGTCGACTCGGCAATAGCCAAGGGTATTATCGAGCGCGAAAAGAAGATGGAGATTTGGGAGCGCCCGATAACCAGGCTATGTGATCCTACCTGCGGAAACAAAAAGCCGGACTACAAGGGCGGAGGCCAGGGGCCGAGTACCATCGAGGAGTTTAGCCTTTGCGGAGTCTTTATGCGTCCCGGAGATCCCAACAGGAAGCTGAAGATCCGACAGTTCCGGGAACGGCTGGCTATTCCGGATGACAAAACGGAAAGGCCTATGCTCCAGATTTACAGCACTTGCAAGCATTTTATCAGCACAATTCCTTCCCTGTGTATGGATGAGCACAACCCGGAGGACATCGACACAGACCAGGCAGATCACATTTATGACGAGACCTGCCATATCTGTATGGCCAGGCCCATGAAGCTTATCGAAGAGGTAGTCGTGGAGAAGCCAGCCCTGGACACGGCCTCTCAGTCCGCAGCGAACGAATACGCCCGAATTCTTCAAGAGATTCGGGCAGATCAGATAATGGATGTAAGATGATAGAAATACGAATAGACAACGCACGCGGGGGTCTTCGGTTTGGAGACGAAGAGCCTATATTGATAGCTGAATTGGCGCGGCGCGGCTATGTGCGGGGCTTTCTTGACATTAAAAATCACTGGCAGGCTATTATGGATGGCGAGATAAGGATACAGCGCACATATTCCGATGCAACCATGGAGATTGTATATTTATACACTCCAAGCCGGAAGGACATTTTATTTAAAAGATTCACTAAGTGGACGCCACCCTGGCAGAAGACCAAACAAATACTTTTCAGGAGGTTTCAATGAGACGAAGCGACAAGAAGCGCGAAAAGAAAGGGCTGCCAAAGATCGAAAAGCGGGCGCAGCCGTTTGATGGGGTTAAGCATGGCCCGGATCCAGAACGCAAGGTGGCCGGCACTATCAGGATTATCGTTTATGAAGACCTGGACGTCGACGTGCAAGACTTCCCGACCGATCACGGAGTCGCCATGATGGCTTTGTGCAACGCCATGATGAAGGTTTCAAATTGGTTTCTTAAAGCGGCCGCAAAGCCCAAGCAGCTTATCCAGGTTGCAAAACCAACCCTGTCCCTTGCGGACATCGAGAAGCTGGCGAAGGAGGCAAAGAATAACTGATAAGGAGACGCAATGGCAAACATGTATTGCAAGAACCAAAAGGCCAACAGCGAGGAGTACAACAAAAACTATGACGCCAACTTCAGGCGGAAAGTCCGCCCTAAAGACGCAAACGCGGTAATCTTCGTTAAAAAAGAAGACCTGCCGCGGCCAGCCAGGGATGTTTTCTATCCAGAAGAGAAGCGCCGGCAAGAAAATGACCGACTGGTGAAGAAAGCCGAGTCTGTGGGGGTTGGAAAAGACTACTGGCCCGGACAAACCCGCAAGGAGGCTTAACATGAAGGTTGTCCTACAAGTTACTGTTATATTTATACTCATGTGTTTAGCGGGATTGAGTATATTTTTATTGGATCATTTTGCAATTTCAATTACTCAGTGAGAAAGGGGAAGGCCGTTGAAGAAAAGGGCAAAGTGTAAAATTTGCGGCAAGTCCTTAAGCATTTATAATCCTGCAATGACGTGCTTTTCACATGACGTAGGGAGAAGTGGCGTTTCCAGGGATGAAGGAGAAGACCGTAAAATGCTTGGCAACAGACCCAGCGCCGGGATACATAGAGTTTTGACGGAATATTATGGAGGCTACCACGAATGAGAGACGAT